AGTTGAGTATTCACATCACTGAGAGATAGTGGGTTAAGGCTGAGTGTAGGAGACGCTTCAAACTTGATATTCTTATAGAGAGGCCCACTTTTGATCTGCCTGTTGTTGCAGAAAGTATCAAGGGTGCAGGAACAGTCAGTAGTAACCCTGTTCAAGATAGCTCTCACCTTATCAATCCTCAACTCTAACTTGGGGCAAGCTGTCTTGATAGTAGAACCAGCATATATGATGGATGAACAGATGCCAATGGAGCGGAATGAGGGGGCAGTAACATCAGGCCCAATGTAGCAAGTGTAGAGTTCATTGTCCACAGTCACAGCATAGAGACGCTGGATAGATAACTCGATCTTAGCAAACATCTTTACAGCCTTACCACCAGTCTGTTGGAAGTCTAAGGAGACCCAACAGTTGTTTAGAGTATCATACTTAGCAATGCAGAAACCGAGGATAGTATTGAGACCATACAACTCATAGTTGTTGTATAGGATAGCTGCCGATGCAGTAGCATCTTGAACTAGGGGATTCTCGTCAGGCCCAAAGATACCATGGATATTGGCTGCAAAAGGGGAGTTATTACCTTCATTCTGGTATTGTTTGATAGCATTGAACGAACGTATACCCATGAGTTCAATGAAACGTGTGTCACCAATGGTATCGATGATAGTCCTGTCAGAGAGACATACTCCATTAAAGAGGAATGATCTGTTGAACAGATACTCCCCGAAGATAGTAGGAGCACCAGGAGTCTGATTAAGCATAACAGCAAAGTTAGCTCCAGATGCTGATACAAAGATGCCTCCTGTAGACAGAGAGCGAATACAGGAGATACCACCAACTCCTACTGAGTAATCCGTAGTAGTAGCATCACCACCTGGGATTTGTGTATAGGCGGGGATATTGACACTCACTCCATTGGGATTTGTAACTGTTCCAGAGCCTACATTAGTAGCAAGATCATTGACCACATTGACAACAAAGTCAAGAGGCCGGCCTGAAACAGATCTATAGATTGTGTTGTAATCTTGTGATACAATAAATAATATACCATTCGCCCATGTCATACAATTGCCAATGGGGACATACTCTCTATTGTCCCCACCATCAGCAACTACTACATTGTCAGGATCTGTGTAACTAATCATCCACTCTTCAAAGCTTTGTGTAACTCTGACAGTAGGAAGGCCAGTAGTGTCATCAATGAAGATGAACTGGGGCTGGTTGATATTGTCCTGAACCAAGAGACCAGTTGCATTACCAGCAGATGCTCCGGCGATGCTAAGAGTTTGTATAGCGGCAGAGGGATTTGATAAGTCAGTCTTAGCTGGTGTAGTAGCTTTGGCTGCCAGTCGTATGTAGTTGGTAGTGGACACTGGAACACTAACAGTCCAAAGCCGGGGAACATCCCGATTCATGCTAAACCCTTGGATAGGTTTCCAACCAGTATCAGTGTAGTAACGGTAGAATGCTTCACCAGACACAAACATGATAACGTAGTTACCGAACGTAATCAATTCTTGAACATTCCCCTGAGGGGCAGCAGGATCTTGGACACTCGCAAGGACTGTGTCAAGAACATCATAACGGTTAGTCAGATCGAAACCAATTCTGTATTGGTTAGTCGCCAAACGAGTGTCATCGAGGAGCAGGTTCATACCCCCTATAAAGGAAGTTTGGTTATATTCACTCCCATTCTGCGTTTGTATTTCACTCATAAGAGTTAATATCCGTAACCTCTTGAACCATAACCACGGTAGTATTTCTTTCTACCTGCTCTAACGCGAGGGAGAAGAGTATCGTGAGGATGTGCTACTGTGGCAATCATATCTTCAGCAGCCCTATTCTGGTCTTCAACCTTGCGAGCAAGGGAACGAGTTGCTTTAGTATCAAAAGCCATAGCCAATTCCGGTTTCCCCTGTTCTTCATACCACAGTTGAATCATCTTGTTAACCAAGATGTTATCATACTTCTGTCCAAAAACAAATTCATCTTCATCATTGGCCAACTGGTTGAGAGCTTGCTTGTAGAGAATCTCAACGTAGTGTTCTAGCACATTAGTGCTAACAGACAACCAAGGGCAGATGCTTACATCGAGGATTTGATACTGAGCAGCTAGTTGGTTGTTGGGGATAATAGTTAGGATTACTCCATCAATGTCAGATAGTGTTACATCACAAGTATTAACAAGGTTCTTCTTGACTGAGGAGTAGTCAGTAAATTGGTTAATGGTCTGCTTACTGAGAGCATCCATAACGATAGTCTCGCTAATGCTGGTTGCATTAGCAGTAGAACCAGTGACAATGACTTGTAGAAGAGGAGTCTCAATAGTGGGAACTGTCAATACACCAACAGAAGCATTAACAACTGTTGACATGAGAGCCTGAACATTCTTAAGTCTTAAGTTGCGCCAACTATCAGGCCAGTTAAACTGGTTATAGCGAGGGCGCATCCGGTTGATAGACCAAGCAATATGGCTATCAACTTCCCTCACTCCACGAATCTGACCCACATACGAGGGGCAAGAGATAGTTTGATCTCCATTGACCTTGAACACTTGTTCCATCATGGAACCCGGAGGGTCAGACTGGTCATACACTTCTGCTGCTGCCTCATTTAGGAAGCGGAGTAGTGTGGCACGACTGCTGGTAGCAGAAGGGTTAAGGCCCATCTTGCTACCAGCTTGAGCGAGGATGTATTTAACTGGCATAAGAAAGAGTCTTTCTCAATTACAAACGGGCATACACTTTGACTTTCCACTTGGTTAGGTCAATGCTAGCATAGACCCCAGTTCCAACAGTTGGGAGTCGGATAGAATTGCCAAAAGAGGAAGCAGTTAAGAATGTAACGTTTGTTGCATCACAGTATAAGGCACCAACAGGATACTTTTGAAGGTGCAAGGCACTGGCATCAATGCTCTCACAGGAGGCACTAGCCATATCAACTTCGTCATTGGTTGCATATCCTAAGTCTGTGGTTCCACAGACTAAAACAGCACGAGCAATGCTAGGAACAGCACCAAGACCATGTGCATGAGTGGTAGCCACATTGACAGCAATAGTAGCAGCAGCAGTATAGTTATAGGTCACTTGAGCCAGTAACTGAGCGACAGTCTGCATCTGCCAAGTGCCAGTGTCACCAGCACCAGCAGTAGCAACTTGAGGTATTTTGAGGGCATTGGTAGTAGTAACCACATTAGCATCAGTGAAGATGCTAGGAGGTGTAAAGGCTTCCATTGCAGTGGCCCTGGCATTTACACGAGCCATGTCTTTGGCAACTAAATCAACAGGAGCCATACGGTCAAGGTTGATACCAGCAGCAGCTAACTTATCACTGGTGATAGTGCCATCAACAATTTTAGAACCGCTAACAGTTTTGATAGAGGGTGCAGGGTAGTTACCTGTCAAGTCACCATCGGCAGCACCAGTAGGGAGAAGTCCAATTGGAGCACCAACGAGCTTACTGTATGAGAGGCCGACAATTTTAGCATCTTCGATAGTATAGTCAGCTATCATCTTATTGGTGATAAGCCCATTGCCAATAGAGGACTGAGCGACTGATTGCCACTGGAGCATACTAACCTGACTAATTGGGTCAATAGTATTAGCGCCGGTAGGATTCCACACATAGGGAATAGCGGAAATGGCAGAGATACGGAGCCAGATGTAGCGTTGCCAAGCAGGTGTTCCAGTTGCAGTAGAAGCATCAGGCACGTTGGGGTTAATACCAGTGTCAGTTGACACGATGATAAACCCACGGTCTGATTCTGGAGTAGCACTATTCACTAATTGTGCTAATTGAGCACCAGTGATGTTAGCAAACCCAGTAGGGTCTAGACCGACAATAAGATCATTAGTTTGAGGCATAAGGTGTTAGTTGGTTGTTGAGACTGAGGTTGAGGGAAAAATCAGCGGAAGTTGGTAGATGTATGTGTCTTCTGTCATATTATACAGAAAGTCAAGCTGTGGCTGTGGGTTTGGGACATAGGGCCCATACTCAACAGTAATATTTTGTGCAATAAATGTTCCACTGCCAATATAGACATTTGAACCATCTTGAATGGCCCCAGTCAGGCCATATGAATACTCATCACCAACTACGATATTATTGATGATTACATTTGTGAATGCAGTGGGCGGTATGAGATTTGACCCTATAGCTAAACTGAAACTATCATTCTCCGCATCCACAACCTTGAGAGCAACATCCCCACTGTAACGGTAATCTTGGCCGCCCTTGACAGAAGTATACAAGTTAATAGCCAATGATTGACTAGCTGCACCCTGTGAAGTATTCCATACTTCAAAACGGAAGTTCTTCTTGATAGGTTGTCCATTATACATGGGGTAACCAACTGATACAGTCCCAGTTGCTTCCCACAGTATATAGCGAGTCACTACTCCACCAACTCGATAGCTTATGCAAAGAGTATAGTTAGGGGATGCCGGGACTTCGCTAATGAGTCCGGTAAGAGAGAAATTATTGGGGGCTTCACAGTTGAAGGAAACAACAATGTCACTATACCCATTCCATGTGCTAGTGACTTGCACGAATGAAGGGAGAGTAATAAAGGTCTGACAGCGGCGTAGGGAACCATTCTGTGGATTAACATCAAGCCAACGGATAAGAGTCCGTGGAATGGTCTTGGAACCAGCAGCATAGGGAGGATGGGATTGATCGGGCATAAGTTACAGAGGGGAAAGAGACACACTAACAACTGTCAACATCAACGTAAACAAGAAACCATCGCCACATGGATTGTTAATGTGTCTCATAGATTGAGATAACTCAGGGAGTGACCATGGTAACGATCTTATCCGGGATTCCGTAAGCCGAGTAAGGTTTGAGGTTCTTGAACGCAGCTTCCACATCTGCCACCGTGGCATTGGGGTTGTTCAAGATAGCCACGATGTCTGAGACGAATCCCGGACCATATTGCAGACCTGCTTGGACGAGCAGAACGATAAGTGAGGCGGGCATATTATTTGATGTATTGATTGAGGATTGAGAGGAGAGCAACTTCAGCGGTGGTAACTGACGTATTGGCC